GACAGTGGTCAGGCAATTACGACCAATACGGTCAACGAGACCACCGCGGGTAGCGGTGTGACGATTGACAGCGTGTTGTTGAAGGACGACGGCGTTAACGCGACGAACCTTGAGATTACCAACATCAAGGCGAATGACGGCACTGCGGCGGGTTCGATTGCGAACAGCACGGGCGCGTTTACAATCAATTCGTTTGTTTCAAACTCCGTCGATATTGGCGGCGGTGCGATTGATGACACCACCGTCGGCGCGACAACTCCCGCCAGCGGTTCGTTTACCACTGTAGACACTACCAGCACTGTGACGACAAACGGTGATCTTAATATGCGAGCTTCTTCTACTGAAAATCGCTATATTGAATTGGGTCAGGGTAGGACGGGTGATGGCTCGTCTTTTATCGACTTAGTTGGAGACGCTACATATACGGACTATGGCGCTAGACTTATACGAAATGGTGGCGCAAATGCGGGAGCGTCTTTGAGAAGTAGAGGTACTGGCGCATTAGTGGTAGAGACTATTGACGCTGGCCCTGTTATCCTAAAAACAGATGGGAACAGTAACTTTAAAGTAGAGCCAGATGGAGACATTTGGTTCTACAATGATACATACACAGCAGCCCGTATTTTATATAACAGAGATACTGAGTTTGTTATCAACGATGATAGCGCCGATTTTGATTTCCGCGTTGAATCTAACAACGAAACGCACATGCTGTTTGTGGATGGGGGTAACGACCTTATTGGTGTTGGTACTTCGGCCCCAGCAGCAAGGCTTCATGTCCGTGAAGGCGCTGTTTTAGGTAGCACCCTTGGCGACTACAAGAGTCTATTACGTCTGCAACAAGAGACAGGCAACGAACAATACTTAGATATGATTGCTATCAGAACCTCCGCTGGTTCTGACTGGACCACACAAGGTATTCGTTTACAATCTATTGTGGACAGCACCGAACAAGCCTACATCCAGTGGAACGGTGCAAGCACTCAGGCTGGTATAGAGATTGGTACTGGAAGTGGCTCGAGTGGTTATTTAGACTCCTCAATTAAACCACGCTTGACCATAAAAAGTTCTTCAGAGCTGGTATTTAACGACAACGGCGAAAACTACGACTTCCGCGTCGAGAGCGACACGAACACCCATGCGCTGTTTGTGGATGCAAGTGCCAATCTAGTCAACATAGGGGATAGCTCCTCTTCTTGGACAGCGCCGAACTTAGTGGTTAGCGCACCGATGCTAGATTTAGCTTCAAGCACCGCGCGGTCAACGAATGCGGGGATTGTTCTGCGACCCTCTTTATCTGTAGACAGCAACGGTTGGTACGGGATGCTATTTTCCAACTCAACGGTTGACGGTTTCGGATACACTTTAGGTGGTCGTAGAACCCAAACAGACGGTAGCTTAGCCGGGTTTGATATTCGGTATCACAACAACAGCGTCTCGGGAACTTCTCGCATGTATTTTGCGAGCGATCAAATCAGCGTAAATGAAGAAAGCGGGAACTACGACTTCCGCGTCGAGAGCGATTCCGTTTCAGATATTTTCCTTGTGGATGCTGAAAACAACGCTGTCGCTATAAAACAACCACAGGGCGGAAACCTTGTTAATTTTGTCCCCGACACCGGCTGGGATGATGTTCTAACAACCGATGGAGTCCAGTGCTACACGGGAACAGCTTTCATCGGCGGCCCCGGTTCTCACGCGGTTTGCTGGTTTACAGCAACATGGGCCTTCGGTGATGGACAAGTATCCATACAAGCCGACTCAGGCTACAATGGGCAAGGAATTTCTTTCCAATGGATTTCCGCCGGAGGCACTTCTGGCACCCTACAAGTTAAATCTACTGCAAATAGTAGTGGCAACTACGAAAATGCTAAAGTTCGCTACTACCGAAACATGATTTAACCCCCAGCCATAAAGGAGAAACAAACAATGGCTATTACATGTACTTGGACTGTAAATGATATGCAGCGCACAGATTCGGACGGTGGTGTATTCCTCGTCTACTGGTCGTGCGTTGCGGCAAGCGACGGTGATCCCGTCTACACTGCCACTGAGGGCGGGAAGCTGCGCTGTGAGCCAGACCCCTCCGCACCGGGCTATATCGCCTATGAAGACCTGACAGAAGCCGATGTGCTTGGTTGGGTCTACAACAGCTTGATCGAAGGTGATGAAACCGCCGATGAAGCCAAAGCGCGTATCGAAGCAAACCGCACTGGTAAAGTGCAGGGCCAGATCGACCGTGCAAACACAACCGCTTCAGGAACCCCTTGGAGCTAACCTCAACTCAAAGATAGGAGATCACGATGGCTGAGAAACAAACAAAAACCGTCTCGATCAACGGTACTGACTACACTGAAGACCAACTGACGGATCAGCAAAAGGTTATGATTAACCATGTGGCTGACCTAGATCGTAAAATTGGATCAACTCAGTTTAATCTGGACCAACTGCAAGTCGGCAAGCAAGCCTTTATGGACATGCTGACGGAATCCTTGGCGGAAACTAGCGTCGAAGCCGCTGAATGATAGTGAGATGATATGCCACTTACCAAGTTACAGTTCAGACCCGGGATTAACCGAGAGGTAACCTCGTACACCAACGAAGGTGGTTGGTACGACTGTGACAAGGTCCGGTTTCGCTATGGCTTTCCTGAAAAAATTGGTGGATGGCAAAAGCTGTCATCCACCACTTTTTTAGGCACCTGCCGCGCTCTCCATCCGTGGGTGGCGCTTTCGGGTGAGCGGTACTTGGGTGTGGGAACGCACCTGAAATACTACATCAATGAGGGCGGCGGTTATTCCGACATTACCCCCATTCGAACCACCACTGCGGCGGGCGACGTTACATTTTCCGCTGTGGCCAACACGTTAAATGGCGACGTTACTGATGCCGACGTGACGATTACCCTGTCTTCTACGACAGGCTTCCCGTCAAACGGCTACATCAAGATAAACTCCGAAATTATTCTGTATTCGAACGTTTCGGGCAACGACTTGCAAAACTGCGTTCGTGCCCAGTTTGATACCACGGCTGCCGCGCACACCAGCGGCGATGCCGTTACTTGCGCGACAATCACGGTAAATGACACGGGTCATGGCTGTAATGACAACGATTTTGTCACTTTTTCTGGAGCAGTGACGCTGGGCGACGAAATTACCGCAGATATTCTGAATCAAGAGTATCAGGTGGTTCACGTTGAAGATCAAGATACTTACTACATCACAGCGCGTATTGTATCGACGATCTCGTCGATTACCGTTTCTGGCGGTTTAGACGAAACACCGGTTTTTGCCACAACAAGCGACAGCGGAAATGGTGGCGCGTCAGTTGTGGGCACCTATCAAATCAACACCGGTCTGGACACCACGGTTGTGGGTGCGGGCTGGGGTGCGGGGACTTGGTCCCGCGGCGCGTGGGGCTCGGCTGCCAACCTTTTGGCACAAGGCTCTAAGCTTCGTATTTGGAGCCACGACAACTTCGGCGAAGACTTGCTGTTTAACGTCCGGGATGGCGGTATTTACTATTGGGACAAAACGAACGGCACTAGCACACGCGGTGTTGAGCTTTCTTCGCTGGCTGGAGCAAATTACACGCCGACAATTGCCAAGCAGGTTTTGGTTTCTGACCGTGACCGACACGTAATTGCATTTGGTTGTGATCCACAGAACGATCCGGGCGTACAAGACCCGCTTTTGATCCGGTTTTCTGACCAAGAGAGCCTGACCGAGTGGGAAAGCACCGCGCTGACTACGGCGGGGGACTTGCGCCTCGGCTCGGGGTCCGAGATTGTCACTGCGGTAGAGACGCGCCAACAGGTTATCGTCTTTACGGACAGCTCGATGTACGCAATGCAGTACCTTGGACCTCCGTTTACCTTTGGTATTCAGCTTATTTCTGAAAACACCACGATTGCCGGACCGCTGACCGCGGTTCCTGTCGAGGATCAGATATTCTGGATGGGTATCTCTGAGTTTTACATGTACAACGGTGCGGTTCAGAAAATTCCGTGTTCGGTACGGGATTACGTCTTTGACGACATCAACGTCGGTCAGTTTGACAAGGTCACGGCGGCGGTAAACTCCGAAAACAATGAGATTTGGTGGTTCTACCCGTCTTCGAGCAGCTCTGAAAACGACCGTTATGTGGTCTACAACACGCTAGAGCAGGTCTGGTATTACGGTAACTTGCCTCGTACTTGCTGGATTGACCGCGGCATTGAGCAATATCCGATTGCGGCATCGCCAGACAATTTCTTATACAACCACGAGTTTGGTTTTGACGATGGTAGTGTGTCCCCGGCGGGAGCTATTACGGCATATGTCAGCTCCA